AGCTACAAAGATAGGAGCCTTGACATGGAAACTGGCAAAGGCATGACCAAATGGTGACATGTGCCTATGCTTGGCTAAATACTTGATCAGCCTCTTGTCTGTATCATGTAGGATAGGTGTCATAGTTGTAGTAAACATACCACTAAACCCTAGTCCTTCACTCTGTTTACCGAAAGACACACGTGCTGCATTAACAACAGTAAGGTCATCACCCATGCTATCCATTAGTGTTACTCTAATCATCAGTCATGCTCCCCGTTGTTACGCCTACCATTGTATCCATCAATACGCCTAGCAAAATCAGATAAAACTCTAGGATTTCTACTGGCAGTATCAAACGTACCGACAGTGATAGCTATTGCAGCCAGTAGTAACACATGAGCTATTGCTGTCAGACCAAACACAACATAGCTACCCAAGAAGATACTAAACACAATGCACCACATCCATGCAAGTATCTGCAGGATTAAGTGCCGAGCATTGTTGTCAGGTATATTCTTTAGTGGGCTTCTATCTGAGTCCATTATCAGTGTCCACGTGTCGTATATGTGTTGTCTCATACTCCTGTTCCCATCCAAAGTTTTAACTCAGCCTTTAATTGTTTATTACGCAACTCTAGTGTATAAGATTGCTGTTTCCAATACTCTATTTCCTCACATTTCTGACGTAAATCCTCTTCTAACTCTTTATACTTCTCACACAACTCCCTATGTGTCTCTCTATTTATCATGCCTCATACCTCGCTGTCTTGTAGTTCAGATTTGTATGTACAATACCGTGCCAACCAGACAGTTTGTTCTTGACAACATTGAGGTGGCGCATGGTGTCCTCTTCGTCCTGTCCCTCAACAGGTGGGTTCTTTGCAATCAACAGCATTAGGTCTGCCTCTGCAGCCTTACCTGTACGTGAGCCTTCCATCATAGACTGATTGAGTACCACCTTGTTCTCTGCATCAGCAGATAGCTGAGACATGTAGAAGATGGCACAGCCATGCTGCTTGGCAATCTGTCGGGCATAGATAGCATTAGCCTTGAGTGCTTCATCAGGGCGAGAGAAACCTGTAGTCTTGGCGAACTTGTCACCCATATCAAGCACCACAATGTCAGGCTTGTATGTCTTACAGACACTCTCAACCCATGCCATGTCACGATCAGTAGCGTCCTTGAACTTGACGTTATCCCTGATCTTATCGTATGCAGCCATTGCCTTTGACTTGTTGGCTACAACCTCTTTGGCTTCCATGTTAGAGGCGGCAGTAATGTAGCGGTGTGCTACACGGTGATAGCCTTCCTCGTTACATAACACAATGCACTTAGCACCCTGCCATGCAAAGCCATTCTCACCAGCAATCAGACTGGCATGGAATGAAGTCTTGCCAGTGTTGGGCCTAGCACCAATCTCAATCAAGTGACCAGCATTAACACCCTCAACCTTACGGGTAAGTGTAGGTATGTTGAATGTCCACTGGCTCTCAAGACTGTTGAGTGCAAGGATGTGATCAATGCTTGTGTCTTCCCATTCAATGTTTAACTTGGGCGTGAAGTCATCACCATACTGCTCAAGCATACTACGTAATGGCTCAAGGGTATCCTTTGTACCATTGACATAATCAAAGCCAAGGTTAGCAATGTCTTCACCAATCACCTGTTGAAACAGCTTGGACAGCACCTCTTGTGCAATGTCCTCACCCATAGGCTGTTCTCGCTTTACTGTAGCAAACAGCGCACTGTAGGCAGTCTTCTGTGCTGTAGTCAGGGTAGCATTGTTTGACATAAACAACGCCTCAATCTCGTCAGGTGTAACGGTACGCTCATAACGGTGCATGGCACTGTCAATGGCCTTTTTAATCTTACGTACATCAGGGCTGAACAATCGTTCTGGACAACGGGAGCCACGATGACTGTCGTAAAACTCTTTGTCCATAAGACTACGTATTAGTGATAGTTCCATGTTGGGTTATCCTTGTGTTAGGGTTATCAGATTACTGATATCGTCAGGGTTACTATATTTTAAATCATCTGTCAGTTTTAGTACACGAACATCTGAACAGTACGTGCGTAATTCTTTAGCAAACTTGAGTGACTTGGGTAAAGCATCGGGGTCAAGTGCTACTATTATGGTAGAGAACTGCGACAAGTACCGCTTGTGTCCCTCTGATAATGACGTACCCAACACAGCCACCCCGACATATACATCATCATCTTTGGCATCCAGCTTTAGATCGTTGTTCACTGTCGCACCTACAACTGCGGCACTCACGCTGTCCTCTACCACTACAGCGACATTACCACATCCACAATGGTATGGCAAGTCACTATTACCATATCTTTTCCATTTAGGTATTCTTTTTCCCAGCGATCTACCTGATCCATCAACTATGCAACCTCTGTCATCTAGCACAGGAAAGACTATACGGTGATCCTTTACGTCATACAACACAATAACATCTTCAGATGATAAGCCATACTGTTTAAGAAAATTCCAGCACTCAGGTCCATCATTAACTAGGTAGTCAGGCTTTACAAATGGGGCAGGGTCTAACTCTTCAGTCATATAACCAAGTGCCTTACGAACATCATTAACAGACAGTGCCACATTTGTACCACCACTGACAGTACAACTAGCCTTGTAACAATTCCAAACAATCTTACCCATAGTATTAGTAATAGTAAATGTATTCTTAGCATGGCACACTGGACATGCCATACGTTTACTTTCACCAACACTTAGCTGTAAGTCATTTATGATTTCTATTATGTTCATGTTGTATCCTTAATTGCCCATGATAACAGGACGTACTGTACAAAAGTTATACGTCACACCATCTATCTCCCAATCATATGACCCATCTACAGACAATTCTATTTGGTCATGTCCATCCTTTTCATATGACCAGAACTCTATACGATCATGGAACATTTCTACAAAGTCAGTCTTTATTATTCTAAGATTAACAACTTCACCATCATCATTAACTGCATCCCTTAGATGTATGTAAACGTATTTATATTTCATAGCCAATCACTTTCAATGTTCTTCGTTACACTCAATTCTACATGAGCGTTACGTGCTGTCAAGGCTTTATTGGCAGAGGCGAATGTATTTTTTATGTATGGTTTCACAGATGCAACATGTGTGTGACCAGTAACAGCCATCAACTGTGGCAATGGTACACCTGCCTCAACCATTTGTGTTACCCCTGTCCTACGTAAGTCCATAAGTCGTAAGTCTTCTGATAGATTTGCTGCCCTCATTATCCTACGTCCTACTTTAGATAGTCTTTCCATACTGTATGGTCTGAACTTACCAGCTACAGGTGTAGGGTGTGGTGCAACATAGGTCTGAAAACCATAGTCACTACGTTGTTCTTGTAGCATTACATACAACTCGTCATCAATAGGTAGGAACACCTCTGCCCTACGCTTAGACTGTTGAAGATACATGCGCTGCCTGTCAAAGTCAATGGCATCCCACGTTAGCATACGCATGTCACCTAGTCTTTGACACCACTGGTAAGCCATAGACACAATCATGCCCATGTTACGGTACTTGTATTGGGTGAAGGCAGTGTCCATAAACTTTACCACATCTGAATGTTCCCATACTACCTTACGTTGTGGTGTAGGTTTACGCTTGATGTTGGTGAAAGGATTAGTGGTTATCTGTTCCATCTCAATAGCATAGTTAAAGACACGGCTGGCACAGGTAGCACCATGATTGGCAAAGCTAATGCCTTGCTCAACCCACTGTTCATACAAATGCTTTGCAACCTTAGAGGTAACATCACCATGCCTCATATGACCTATGGCATTGTCCAGTAGACCAATGAAGTACCTATAATGTACCTTAGTTGTATTACGTAAAGCCTTGAAATCATTAGAGGCAAAGTAATACTGTGACAAATTTGCAACAGTACTACTTGGCTTCACATTGAATATCAATGCCTGTTCTTCACGGTACTTATCCACTAAGTCATTCAACTCTTTGGCGAGTACCTTAACCTGTCTAAGATCAGTACCCCATTCCTTGCGGCTCACCACCCCAGCATCAACAAGAGACTGAGGTGGGTTAAAGCGATAAGACACTACACCCTTGGGTTGTTTACGTGGCTGTACATATCTTGGCAACTTAGTCATTATGCAGCTTCCAATGTAATGAACTTAGGATCACTGACCCACTTGCTCACCTCTTGCTCACGTGACCACATGCTTACAGCCTGTGTATCATTGCCAGTATTTTTGAGGCTGAACCCGTTACGTTCATCAGCATAGCTGGCATAGTTGGTGAAGGCAGAGTACAAAGAGAACTTGTTATGCCCACGTACACTGGCCTCATGGCTATACAACTGAAACATTTTCTCAGCCTTGCGTTTAGATGAAATCATATCATCAAGCAAAGACTTAACATCTACATACTTAGTTGAGGTGTTAGCCCACACCTGCATCTTTGTAGCGTTATCATAGAAGTTAGCTCTGGCTCTGGCAAGCTCATAGATGAAACCCTCAAGGGTAAAGTTAGCTGTGTTCTTCTTACGCACCTTGTCATAGTCACCAGTAATCATACCATTGGTACAGAAGAAATCAATAGCACCAAAGTAGGATTGGTTTGAGCATGATCCATCAATGCCATGCAGACTAATGATACGATTGCCAATGCTAGTCTCATGCTTGTCTGTAGTTATAGTACTACGCATGTTGGGTAGGGTTATGTCAAGCATTGCCCATGCACCGCCACGTGCAGTACGCCATGTGAAGTCTGCATCTGCTACATCATGGGCAGACATTTCCTCTGTCACTGTGTCCCATACACCACGAAAGAAATCACCGTGGCTGGCACACTGAAAGCCTTGACCAACAATACCCATGTACTTGCCAGTGTCTGCATTAAGCACATACTTTTTGTCGTGCATCTTTGTGTCCTCAAACGCCACTGCGAAGTCAAGGTTCTCTGGAATAAAATCTAAAGCCATTGTCTGTTCCTTATGTTGTGGGCAACTATGCCCTTGTTGTATAGATAGTATATCACCTACTAAGGGGTGTTAGCAAGTGTTATCTGTTCAGCCCATCTATTTCTCTGAAGAAATAATGAGAGCCAAAGTCTCCTTGGTATAGCATCATGTCAGCCCAATAGGGCTTGACATAGTACGCATGATAGTGAGTTGATCCACCAGTAAAGTCAGGGACTTCGCCACGTAGTACATCTGCCGCCACCATCTGAGCATATGCCCAAGCATATTCATCATCAGGCTTGTCAGCTTTACCATCACAGTACCAACTGAATTGGCAGACGTTGTTATCATTACGTTGTGTGACTACTTCGCACACTTCATTAGGCCAGCGGCTGTCCTGTACCCTGTTGAGTACAACATGAGCCACGGCATACTGTCCAGACATGTTGTCATTACGTGCCTCAAAGTATACGTTCAAGGCAATGCAGGACAGGGCAGTTAGTACCATTACAGCATTCCCTCTAGTATCTGGTGTAGTTGTGAGCCATCTACATAGCCACGTGGGTCACCAATCAGGTTGCCCTTTCTATCAAGCACACCCACCTCAATAGAGCCTCTGTCTCTATCACCCATCATGCCTACACCTTGGGTGATGGACAGTCTCATGCCACTAGGCATTTTAATTATCATGTTGTTAGGCATAGAACTTAATCCTTTTTGTTAGCGTCAGTTATTATTTCTTTGCGTCCCTGTGTACCTATATTAGCGTCCAGTATGGTGATGCAGGACTGCAGCATAGCACATGCTAGCATCATGGTTTCTTCACGATTATCACACATCATTATCTGCCTGTCAATAGGCTGCATCAACTTCGCCATGCGCTGTCTTATCTGTGTCATTGCATTACCTCTGGTATTGGGTAGGCATACTTGATACCCTCAAATGCTGAAGGCACATACTCAGTACAGTCTACCAGATTTATTACAGATGCAGGTTGCTTAACCTGTACAAGTAACATGGCTGTGTTGATAGCTGTTACTGAACTTGATACAGATGGAAAGGTATCATCTAGTCTGACTAGCTTGTACTCACCATCTATGTCAAGCGTAACAGTATATGCCTTCAGATAACTCATAGGCTTGTATTCTCTGGATCAACAACAGCCATAAAGCTGTGACGCATTTGCCAGTAGGCACGGTCTAGTTCTTTGATATCAGATAGC